ATATGGGTATACCAACAGTTTCAGCTATATCTTTTAATAATTTACCGTTGAGAGCTTATTGGTTAATTTATAACGAATGGTTTCGTGACCAAAATTTGCAAGATCAAAATTTAATAGTAAAAGATGATACGTCTGGTATTACAGTTACAGGAGGACAAGCATTTTATAATGTTCCTGCTACGCGAGGTAAAAGACACGATTATTTTACTTCATGTTTACCATTTGCACAAAAAGGTGATGCAGTACTCATACCACTTAGCGGTAATGCGCCAGTCACAGCTAATACTTCAACAGATGGTATTCAACTTAGTATTAAAGATAATACGGGTTCGAATAGAATATTAGATTTAAACCCATTTACTTCAGCGGGACATTTGTCAATAGATACATTAGGCGGTCCGACTCAAGGTGAATTATATGCCGACTTACAATCAGCAACAGGAGCGAACATAAATGACTGGCGGCAAGCTTTCCAAATTCAAAAATTCCTCGAACGAGACGCACGTTCAGGCACGCGCTACACTGAAAAGGTTAGTGGACACTTTGGAGTTACTTCACCAGATAGTAGATTACAACGACCTGAGTATCTCGGCGGAAGTTCAACAGCCATTAACGTCCACCCAGTTACACAAACAAGTAGCACGGACGCTACAACTCCACAAGGAAACTTATCTGCTTTCGGAACAGTTAGCGAAAACAGAAGCGGATTTACAAAAAGTTTTACGGAACATGGCTACATTATCGGCCTCGCTAACGTCAGAGCAGATCTTACATATAGTCAAGGAATTGATAAACTATGGACACGTTCCACACAATACGATTTCTTCTGGCCTACTTTTCAAAATCTTGGAGAGCAAGCCGTATTAAATAAAGAAATTTATGCTCAAAACACAGCAGCAGATGAACAAGTATTCGGATATCAGGAACGATACTCAGAATACAGATATAAAAAATCAATGATAACAGGTCTATTTAGACCAACAGCAGCGGCAAGCTTAGATTCTTGGCATTTAAGCCAAGAATTTACTACATTACCCACACTTGGAGACACATTTATAAAGAGCAATACTCCATTAGATAGAGTAATTGCAGTACCATCAGAACCTCACATAATCTTAGATGCGTTCTTTGATTACAAATCAACTAGACCAATGCCAGTGTATGCACCCCCTGGCATGATAGACCATTTCTAGGAGAAACATATGGAACCAACTACAATGGCCGCCGCAGCAAGTATAGGCGGCAATATAATAGGCGGGTTGTTCGGTAAATCCGGACAAGCATCTGCCAATAGAACGAACATAAAGTTAGCGCGTGAAAACCGCAACTTCCAAGAACGTATGTCTAATACAGCATACCAACGAAGTGCAAGAGATTTAGAAGCTGCAGGGCTTAACCGAATCTTAGCATTAGGTAGTCCGGCGAGTAGTCCCGCCGGAACTACCGCCACCGTCCAGAACGAAAAAGCTATAATGGCTCAATTAGCAGCTTCAACTGCAAAAGACGTAGCAGAGATAAGAAAAACAAATGCTCAAACATCATTAACAGCTACACAAGATAAAATTCTGCAACCTACTGTTAAAATTATGGAAGGTATTGCAGGAAATATAGACGATGGCGTAAAAGCCATAGAGTCATTTGTAGCAAACTTCGGCGCAACAGCCGGAAAAATAAGTCACTTTGTAACAGGAGGTGACTTAGAAAAAATGGTCCAATCAGCATTTAAACAATCTAAAGAAGCGGCAGCGCAATGGTTCGGAACAACTAACGCGGGACAAGCAATAAAAATGATAAATACATTATCAGAAAAAGCATTACCGGCTTATAACGAGCTACGACAAACAGGTATGCAAGGCTTAGATAAAGCAGGACAAGCGTTGCAAACTACAGCAGATAAAACTAAACACGCGTTTAAAGATCCAAAGGGCTTTATAGAACGCTACGACAAAAGGAAAAACAAATAATGGCTACATTAAAATACAGGACAGCATATGACGGTATTCGTCCAGATACAGGAACATCATTCGAGGGAGATCTCGGAAAAACTATCCAAGAGCAAAAAGACTCAACAGACATAAACAATATCTTGGAAAGATATCAACGTACTGGCTTAATAGACCATGTACAAAAACACGAACCGCAATACGGCGAGTTCGCAGCATATGATTTCCAAGCTAATCAAAATATGATAGCGAGAATAAATCAAACATTTGAAGAATTACCATCTTCAACAAGGAAAGAGTTCGACAATAATGTCGAAAATTTCATGGAGTTTATTGCAACGCAAGAAAACATAGACGACATGAAAGACGGTGTTATCGGTAACGAAACACCAGTCGAAAAACCTGCGGAAACAACCGCAGAAACAACAAAAGTCTCCGAGTAATCGGAGTGGGCACAGATACCCTACTTGATGTAACTGTGCCCACTGACGAATCTCATTTCGGCAGACAAAAAAAGGACATATAATGGACTCAAAAAAAATACTAACTTTAATAATAGATATAATCACTTTAGGCTTTAATTACTATTTAAGAAAACGAAAGGAAAATAACAATGAAAGGTAGAAAAAAAGAAAATTACTCTAAGAGTAAAAAAAGCTTCAGCAGAACAGCTGGGAGCACACACAAATTCAATCTACAACAAAAGCATCTAATGATGCGTGGTGGGATTAGAATGTAATGGCTTGCCCTAATCCCCTAAAAGGGTTTATGGGCAGCACTGGGGGTATAGTCTTTAGTAAAGCTCAATCCCCAACAAAAGTTAAAATGGAAGTACCATGCGGACAATGCTGGTCATGTAGACTAGCACGGTCAAGAGAATGGGCTACACGTCTCGTAAAAGAAGCAATGTACTGGAAAGAAGAAGAACGAATGTTCCTAACACTAACTTACAATAACGAAAATCTACCAAAAGACGGTAGTCTTGAGCTAGACGATTTTCAAAACTTCATGAAAGCGTTGCGCTTTCACTTTAGTACAAAAATAGACGGACAAAAACGCCAGTTCAAAAAAATAAAGTATTTCCACTGTGGAGAATACGGACAAGTCTGTAAAACCTGCGGTCTTAGCTACCCATTTCACCAAGAATCAAAAAGCGGAAAAACCTACACTGGGTGTAATACATTCACCAAAGGACTAGGCAGACCACACTACCATGCAATAATATTCGGAGTAACGTTTAATGACCTAACCGAATTTAAAAAAACATCAGCAGGAGAATTAATATATAAATCCAAAACACTAGACGGACTATGGAAAAAAGGATTTTGTTCAGTAGGAACAGTAACATTTGAATCATGCGCATATGTCTCAAGGTATATAATGAAAAAAATAACGGGTGATAACTCGAAAGAACATTATCAAAAAAGCCACACCTCGCCAGATACGGGCGAAATAACTTTACACCCTGTTAAACCTGAATATATCACAATGTCACGTAATCCCGCGATTGCGAAGGAATATATGAACGATAATATGCTTGACATATTCAAAAACGACGGGTTACTATTAAAACGTCAAGGACAGGCTTTTATAACAAAGCCTCCAAGATACTACTTAAAACAACTTGAAAAAGTTGATCCTCTAAAACTCGAAATATTAAAAGAGCAGCGGAGACAATCAAAACGCGAAAACAAGTCTGAGAACACAGACGAACGCAACGCGGTAAAAGAGCGTATAAAAAAAATTAAAACTAAAAAATTAACTAGACAATTCGAGGACTACCATAATGCTAACTAACGTATATTCAGTATATGATGTAACATCAGAGACTTTCGGCTCACCCTTCTTATTATTAACAGATGGATTAGCCATGCGCTCATTCTATGAAGCAGCAATTAACACACAAACTGAAATATCAAAATACCCAGACGAATACGTATTATATAATATAGGCCAATACGATGACGATACTGGACTCATGGTTCCGAAGGAACCAAAACGACTTAACACAGCAAGCCACGCGATTAAAGTATTTCAAAAGGAAAATAAAGAATTATGAAATCAGTAATGACAGCAGGGCAAAAATTTGCCCAAACACCAAAAGCAGAAGTTCAGCGAAGCACGTTTAACCGTGACCATGGACTTAAAACTACATTCGATGCCGATAAACTCATCCCTATATTGGTTGATGAGGTTCTCCCGGGCGACACACATAAACTTAAAGCTAACTTATTCGGGCGACTGGCTACCCCTATTAATCCTATTATGGATAATATGTATTTAGATACATTTTATTTCTTTGTTCCGATGCGACTTGTATGGAGCAATTATTATAAATTCTTTGGTGGACAAGATAGTCCAGATGATTCAACGGATTTTGCAATTCCAGAGACTTCTATATCTAGTACAGCAGATGTAGGTTCATTGACAGACCATATGGGTATACCAACAGTTTCAGCTATATCTTTTAATAATTTACCGTTGAGAGCTTATTGGTTAATTTATAACGAATGGTTTCGTGACCAAAATTTGC